CCACCTCGTGCGTTGAATATACACGAGAACTTGGAGGTAAATCCTCCATGCTGAGATATATAACATCTCATAAAGTGTTAAGGAACACTTACGACCCTATCACACTTGAAAGGGTCGAAGTTCCTGCACGTAGTTGCAGGAATTCCCATGATGTAGTTTCATGGGCCATCCAATTTTATTTGGAGAATCCGGTCTTTTGCCGGATAAGAAGGACTCACGCCGTGGCTGAACCTTCCAAGGCACGCACAATTGGCGTGTCTCCGTACGCCGTGACCGTACTACTAGGTGTCTGTGCGCACCTAGTGGCACCTACATTGGTGTCTCGTTCCGTTCGTAGCGGAATGAAAAGTTCCCGACATTTATGGAACTTTTTGAGAGATAATCTCAATCCCCAGGAAAATTCCTGGCAGAAATTAGGTCGTGAATTTGATGACCTAACTATCTTCGCCTTGAGTACTGACGAAGAAACGGCCACCGATTACGGTGACCTTCATGTCTCCAATCAGATATGGAGCATGCTCCTTGATATAGGATCAAGGATCGAAGGGTTCCCTATTGGACTCTTCGCCCTGTGCAAACATTTGTACAGGCAACCTAGAATTTATTTGTTTTCTAGGGGAAAGGGCCGATATCGGCCCGTTGTGTCCAGCCGAGGCTGGCCAATGGGTGACTTGTTCACCAAAGTCATTCTTACAATTGTGAATGACTATGCCTGTCGTTTGGCAGGCGCACAGGTGTATTCACTTGTGGGGGACGACCTTATTGTGTTGTCCCAGGTCAAGGCTATCCTTGACAACGTACTCCGATGTTTGGAGGCCGTCGGAATGAAAATTTCCGAGGAGGATACATTTATATCCTCTCGCTTCGCCTTTTATTGCGAAGAAGGCTGCCTTGTACCACAAAAGGTAGCCCATACACCCTCAGTACAATTGAGGGCGGGTCGAGAATTATTTTATCTCGACTATCCGAGGATCAGACTTATGATCCCGACGCAATCAGAAACTGATTCGTATTCTTCCAGCAATGCAGGAAGATTCGCGCTCCTAGGTAAAGAGGCGCGTTGGGTTAATCGCAATAACCCTAAGGCTCTGGAACTTTTTGCCAGGGCCCTACTAGTACAACATTTACTAGTACCACAGGATTCTGATGTCCTGTGTCCCTTCACACCTGCAGAAATTGGTGGTGATGGTTCCTTCCCACATAGTGGGGAGTTCCTTAGACGCGTTGTACAGTCTAAGGCCCGAAATGTCGGGGAGGTGAAGTATCGAATGTCTTCACTTCTGACCAATCGCTTTGGTCATAAATTTGTCCGCAGTGACAAATTTGATGGTGTTGTTCATAAACATCATCTAATCCTTCCTAAAATTGAAGGGTTAAAGGGACTTTTGCCCCCCGCCGCCATCGTTGAGCCTGATGGCGACG